GTTTTCGCCAGTGGGGTTATTACCAATTACGCCAGGGGCGGGGGAGCTAGTATATCCCGCGGCAGCGGCTAACGCAGGGTCAACTTGCCCCACGCCATAACCTACGGAAACAGTAGAACCAAACTGGTTAGTTGCCGTGTTGTTGTTATTATCATCAGAATATACGGTAAAATCAGTTGCAGTAGCCGACGAGCCAACTGGGAAATCACTTGCAGAATAAATTGGGCTGTCTGTGTAAAAGCTAGGGTCTATTCCGTATGCGTCGTTTACTATTGCTAAACTCTCATCAGTTGGATCGAGCACGCCAACAATTTGATTATTGCTTGCAACAAAAGCATCGTCGTAATTTATATCTGGGTTAAATAGTTGATTATCTTGGTAAAAGTTACCTGTTTGTTGATCAACTGGAACGGTTGCTATTACGTTTGTAGGGGTAGTAGAGCTACCGCCACCACCGCCGCCACCACCGCCGCCAGTTGTAGTGGTAGTTGTAGTTGTTGTGTCATCAATTACTGGCGTTGAGTTAATATCTACAAGCGACCCCATATCAAAAATGCCTGCGGGATTATAGCCAAACGGATCAATAAACATGCTGTTAATAGCGTTAAACTGCCCAGGGCGTGCCGCCGCAAATTCATCCATTGTCTGATTAAACAAAGGCGCAGCAGAGTAAGCGCGTATGCCATCTGCATAAGTTGTTGGTTCGCCCATGCCACCAAAAACATCTGCACCAGTTGGCGCACCCAAGCCAAACGCATTAGCCGCTTGTGCCGTATTGCCAAACGCGCTTTGCTGCATAGGTGTAAAAGCTGCAACTGTAGGGCCAAAGCTTTGCGGCACATACCCAAGCTTGCTTACAAAGTCTGCGCGTTGCAGATTATTCCTTGCAGCATTTTCTATATAGTCTGGGATTTCAACGCTCGTAGATGATCCACCTTTACCCATTTATATCTCCTTAACGTAACTGGTATGCATTGGTTCCCATCCATGCTTTGCTAATGGTTTTTTCCAACCAAAACGGCCTGTCATGTTTAATGCAGTGCAACCTTGCTCTTTTGCCCAATTTATCACGCTCTCATGCATTTCTAAAATTTCGGTGAGATCGCCACCTCCAAGAAAAACATTGAGTACCTTTTTCTTTGGATATTTTATGATTTCTGTAACCAAACAACTTTTCTTAGCAGGCCATAATTGCATGGTGCCTTTGTATAAACCTTCATAAATATCAATTATGTCATGCGTACCGCCGCTATACTTTAGGGCTGCTTCTATGTGTGGTTTGCAACGCTCAAACTCTGGATGCATCAAAACGCACCTCCGCTAAGAGCAACACGTTTCCAAATGTTCGTACTTCCGTCATGGGTTGCAGTGCAGATGTAAATATAATTCGTATCCCAACTGATAAGACCGGCAGTATCGCCAGACGCGCCAACGCTTGACGCAGGCACAGATTGCTTAACAACAACTTCTTTAAATGCACCAGATTGGCTAATTACTGGCTTAACAGTAGAACGGTCAAACATCAGATAACCGTTTTCTTTTGCGCTTTCACCGCCTGTTTGCTGAACTAATGCAGATTGCGTGCGATTAAGAAACACGTTTAAACGTCTTGCCCAATCTTTCCAATCACCACCATAAGGCTCTGGCGCTGCGTATTGCGTCATCTGCGCCCTCCGGCTACCGCATCAACTCGATTGATACCCACACGCCAATCCGTCAGTGATTGACCCTCAACGCGCAAACGCAACTGTCTGCCAGTAAATCTTACGCTTGTGGGGTTAGTAAGAGAGAAGGGGCCGTAGCTACGCTCTGTGCCATTAGGGTAAAACCTTGACTTAAATGTTGCGTTTACATCGCCTTGATTTTTTTCATCTGGAATTAACTCAGTTACGCTTATGACGTTATCGCCACTGCCAATCCTAAATGGGCCAGTTTCAGCAAAAGGCGTCAACGTGCCATAATCAAAACCAACTTCATGTTCGTAAACGTACATATCACTAGCATCTGCAAGCATAGGCTGTCTAAACGCACCTCGATCTGTGCCTGCTGTGCGGTCTAGCTCTCCGATATACCAAGTGTTTTCGCTGTAGTTATACACCACGTATCTGTCGTTTTCTGTAGAACCGCTAGATGGGTAGTACCACCAAATCTCGTTATACAAGCTATTTGATACGCCAAACACCTTGCTTATCTGCGCTTTGTTTATGTCGTTAAATACATAGTCAGAAACTTCGCTGTTTAGCTCTGCAACTGAGCTACCATTATATGCAAAGAATGAGTTAACCCCCATCCACACCGCGCCTTGATCTACAACCACGCAAGCTAATGCAGCCGCCAAACCACAAGCGGTACCTACACGCTCTATCCCATAAACATAGGGTGGGCCTTGGTAGGTTGCGAAATGCGCATCTCTGCTTGTTAAGATTAAAGAACCACCACGCACGTTTACACCGGCCATAATCGTGCCAGTAGTCGCAAGCTCTAAATCACCGGCTTCATTTGTCGTAGCAGGCGTCCATGTGTTGTTATCTTCTCGATCTGACCATTGCACCTTTCGAGGATTGCCGCCTGCACCCAAAGCAAAAACAAACCTTTCCTCAGTTACAAGGATTGCTTCATTGCCAGTAGGGGCATTGCTCAATAACGCAGCAGGGGTGCCAGTGTTTAACGCCCACTCGTAAATCTTACCATCATCTGCATTTTGAGCTAACAAACGCTCTCCCCAAGGCTGTAGGTTCCACACTGTTGCAGGTTGAATGTTTGTTGTATCTTGTCGCGCTACGCCATAGGCGAGGGTGCCATAAAAGCCAGAACCATATGCAGTAAAGGCGGCTGCATCTTCTCGACCCGCGCTTAATCCAACTGGCGTAATGTCATACTTCACGCCCGCGTTAGTGTAGGCAAAAAGCTTGTTGTAAGTGCCAGACGCTATGTATCGGTTGCTGCTGTTGTCTGTCCAGGCAAGCATACCTCTAAGTTTGTTAGAAGCAGCAGAGGTAGACTTTTTACGCCAACCGCCAACAGGTCGCATCAAGCCGTCATGCCAACGAACTAGGTTAACGTCGCGCCACCTTCCTTCGCCTTGTAAATCTGTCCCATTACGATAAACGCCTGGTGGGATTTTAAGGTCTACAAGTGCCATGACGCCTCACGTTTTCGTTACACCTACAAAATAACATAGTATCTAGTACTTGTACATTTACGGCGCGGTAGGCCAATCGTCATCACCCAAGTTAGGCCAGTTGTCATGCCCTGTAATGTCTCGCAAGGCTTGGCGATACGTAGTCATTTCGCTAGACATTGTAACGTCAGACAAAGCGTAAAAGTCTGTCTCTGCAAGCTTGGCATCTCTGGTGGCTCTGTTTGCAGTTGCAGTATTAGCATCTAGCGTTGCCTGATATGCAGCCTCATGCTCTGCTTTGGTAGTTGTGACACCATCCTCAGTAGTATCAGCAAACATATCACGAGCTACATACTTCTCAACCCAGTTGCCGTTAGCGTCTTGCTCAACGCCATCACGTACACTTATCTGGTAATCACCAGTTGTAGCGGCAGGGCTTGCGAGTACTGGGTCTAGGTTCAGTGCGTCTAAAGTTGCTGCTTTCCACACTCTAGGCAATGACATATGAGCAAAGTCTGCTCTCCATTGCCCTTGCGTTTTAACTTCGCCTGTTGTTCTTTCTCTGTATTCACTCATTAGATTGATCCTTTCATATGAGTTTGATTATGCGATTGCGTAGAAGATGTATGATCCAGTATCGTAGTTATCCGTCACAGTAAATCCTGAGGATAGAGGGTCTACAAAATCTCCAGAGTTTTCTTGTGTAGTTTCATTCAAATTTGAATATGCATCGTTTCCAGAAACAATTCCACGAACAGTGTCGTACACCCTCCAATCGGAACCCCCATCTGATCGTTTTATTATAATAAACCTAGCGCCACTAGAAAAACCACAATCTACATTGGTTGCGCTTCCATTCGTATGGCTAAATGACCCCACCTTGGATATACCATCTAGGCTTGCGAAAAGGTAGGCTATGTAGTCATATCCGCTTCTGTTTTCATTAAAAGTAGTCCCTAACTTTATGACACTAGCTGTTGGGTCTCCACCAATAGAACTAGCAGTGCTAGCCGCTGATGTGTCATTCAATAATAATTCTTTATACGTACCACCTATGTTTGCGTAAACAATCCAATTTCTAGATTCATCTCTTGATTTAATCCAATACATTTCTGGAACAACACCTAGATTGTGCGATAAATCTCTTGCGCTTCCTGTGCCTGTGTAAGCAACCACATCGAAATACGAGGGTGCACGTTTCCAACCCCACAAGAAATAGTTACCTACCGCAGTATTCCACATGCCATCCATTCTATCGGCTGTAGCATTTGAGTTATTAAATTCTGCACTGGTACTATTCGTATACATATTATTGTCGCCAGTCAGCCTAGCTGTCGTGTACCAATTATCGGTGGTGGTAACCTGTCTTAGTAATGAAAAATCGGTAACAAACCCAGTTACAGGCCCGTCCCCACCGCCAGTATAATTATCCATCCCAAACACATCAGTCGCACTCTCAGGTGCAGCTAGTGGGCCACGTCTTATTGCCATGTAGATGTAGGTGCCGCCAGAGTTAT